GAATGAGAGAGGGTTTAGCACGACTGCTAACGATTGCAACCCCTAATTTGCAGGGATGCTAACTATTTTTGCAGAATAATCTCACAATCCATTCGCCCACCGTATCAGGCGCCGGAGACTGATATGCCGAGCCGAGCTCGTCGTCAGTGGTGTGCCCATCCTTGTAATGAGTGACCGTCGCCAAGAGCGCATATTGCCTGCTCGAGCAGACGATGGAGACATGAACCATAGTGTTCAGAAGGTTGGAACGCTTGGCGGTCGCGGGTACGACCTTGAACCATGCCTCGCCAGTGCCAGGGTGGAGCGGCGACGTTTCGGCGTCGAGCCACCAGGTCGCGCCGTTTCCATCTTCCCCGACGCTTACCCATCGGCCGTCAACCGTTCCTGCTGGCGCCAATGCGAGCAAGGCTGCGAGCAGGATCAAAACACTTCCCCGACGACCTTGTGGATCTTCGCCACGCGCTCAACTTCGACCCGGAACGTCACGTCAGGGTTGAATTGACGAAGCTCAATATAGGAGGCGGTGCGGCGGACCAGCTCCTTGATAAGCACTAGCGCGACCCGATCGGCCTCCTGGTCTTCCCCATTGCCGCGGAGTTGGACGATAACATCGTCGCCTATGGAAACGGTGGCTCGCGGGCTGACGATCACCCTCCGCCCCGGCCTAAAGCGAGGCCACATCGAATCGCCGACTATCGTCACCGCATATGCCTGAGTGTCGTGTTCGAGACTGGCTGGGCGGCGGACATGATCGAGCACGTCCGCCATGTCGACTTCGGTAAGCTCTATATCCCGCTCGGGATCAAACGCTGTCATCGCCATTGCCGACCCCATCACAGGGATGGCCGGCAGCTCGCCCGAGCCGTATTTTTCTTCGAACGGCCGGTCTCCGCGAGAGGAAACCTCCGAACGAATATTGTTGTTCCGCGTTAGAAACGGAGGGTAATCGGGAAAGCGCTCACGCAGCTTCGCGACGGTCTGCCGGCTCAGCCGCGTCGTTGCCTTGCCGTTGTAGTGACGAGTGATTGTCGTCGCCGCGGCACCAATCTCCGCCGCCACGCGGCTCGGCGCGAGACCGGCCCAATCGACAAGCTCTTTGATGAGGCGATGATCTTCAGCGAGCCCTTCCATCGCTAAGATATTAGCAGCGATGCTAACGGCACGCTCTGTGCAAGGTTGCAAATTTATTGTTTGCATAGCGTAGCAATCCTGCTAAAGAGGCCTTCATGGACCAGCAGGACATTATCGCGACGATCGAAGAGCGCGCCGCCAAGCTACAGCTCTCGATCAGTGAGGTTTGTCAGGAAGCAGGGGTCCACCCCACAACGTTCTCGCGCTGGAAAAAGAGCGACAAGAACCCTCAGCCGATAGGCGCTACCTTAAAGAGCCTGTCCGCGATCACAGCAGTTCTTGATCGCCGTGAAGGCGAACAACTCCGCGCGGCGTAGAGCCATGCAGGCGGGGAAACACATCACATCGCGCACCATCGCCGAGTCCCCACCCGGCAGCTCCCTGGCGCGCGTTCGGGCGACTAGCAGCGTATCGTTCGTCGCCCGTCATATTCTGGCGGATTGCTGAGCGATGGGCGGGGAAAGCAGCATCGTTGCCGCGCTCTACGTTCAGACCGGAGGTTGTTACTTCAGTCTGCCGTATGTCGACCCTTGGGACGAGGCTCGGGATGCACGGCTCTACGACGGGCCTTATCCCGTCGTCGCTCATCCGCCTTGCGCTCGCTGGTGCCAACTCGCGCCCGTCAATCAGGCGCGATACGGCTTGGCGATCGGAGATGACGGCGGGTGTTTTGCCGCCGCATTGAGCGCTGTTCGTCGTTTCGGAGGCATTCTCGAGCATCCTGCCGTCTCGATCGCGTGGCGGACATTCGGCCTCGCCAAGCCACCCAAGGCGGGTTGGAGGCGCTCCCCGTGCGGCGGATATGTCGCTCAGGTGGAGCAGCGGAATTATGGGCACCCTGCTCGCAAGGCAACGTGGCTTTACGCGTTCGGTACAGACCTGCCGCAGTTGAAATGGGGCAAGGGTCCGGCACCGGAGGCGTGGATTAGCGCCGACCGTCCGCGGTCGCAGTTGGGCCATGTGCGCCAACTTCAAAAGCAAGAGGCATCGGCCTCTCCACCTGAGTTCCGCGACCTCCTGTTGAGCATCGCTCGCAGCGCCCGTGTCCGCGCTGAGGCCGCCTAGATGCGCCGCCCCACCATCATCATCGCCTCTGCCTCCATTGGAGGTCTTGCTTATGCAGCATTCGCTTTTGCGCGTGTGGGGAAGGCGATCGATGAGGCGTGGGCCTTCGGTGATCTGCCGTTTCTTCCTGAGGGAATTGAGGCGGCCACCGGGAACCGGGCGGGGAGCGGGCTGGCAGGCAGCCGCCTCGTTGCAGGTCAGGATCGCACCCATGACAGGAGCCGCTTCTAGTGGCCTCGCTCCCGCAAGTCTGCGGCTTATTCCCGCCGCCGGAGCGCACCGATGCGCTCAACGCCATATCGAAAACCCTCTTCCTGATCCGGCGCCGCTACTCGCTGAGTGCCAAGGAAATTGCCCGTTCGCTCAAGAACAGCGACGGCACCGAACCTCACGCGGACACGATCGAACGCGCTGAGCGCCGCGAAAACCTGCTCAGCTTCGACCTCGTGACGCAGCTAGCGTTCATCTACCGCGAGTGTGCCGACCCAATCCGCGCCCTGCTTGACCCCGCGCCAACTGGCGAACCCACCACCCTTGAAGAGCGCCTTGAGCGAATTGAGCGCGAGGCTGCCGCCATCCGGCAGGAGATTGCGGCATGATTGGCCGCTTCCTCGCTCGGCTTGCAGCCCGTCGTCTCTCAAACCACGGCCACGATCTATCCCGTGAACGCATCAAGGCGAAGGCTCGGCAAATTCGCGCCGAGCTTGGCCTTGCTCCTGACCGGCGACTGGTGCCGTAGCCGTGGCGGCGGGGAAAATCAGCCTATCCGAAAGTGCCATCCAGCAGCAGGTGCGGAGCTGTCTCGCGGCACTTGGTATCGACGCCGTTCATGTCCCGAACGGAAGCGTGCTCGCTGGTGACGCCAAAGCTCGCGCGATCCAATCGAATGCCCTGAAGAAGGCCGGCGTCATGCCCGGTTTCCCCGATCTCATCCTGTTCGATCGCCGAGCGCGCCGTGTCGGCTTCCTCGAGGTCAAATCGGCGAAGGGCAGGGTCCAACCATCCCAAGAGCAATTCGCAAAGCAATATGCGCCCGTCTGGGGCTGGCCTTACGCGGTTATCAAGTCGGTCGATGATGCGCGCGAAGCCCTTCAATCCTGGGGGTGGCGCTGATGTTCAAGGGTTTCAACCCGGACCTCGTGGGCCAATCTTTTAACAGGCTCACTGTCAGCGGACTCTCAAGGCGCGATGGCAAGCACCGCATTTATTATCGGTGCGAATGCGTGTGCGGCGGCCAGATTGAAGCACAAGAATATAACCTTCGTCACAGCAAAACGAAGAGCTGCGGCTGTCTGCGAAAGGAGTGGGAGGCGCGGCCCGCTAGCAGGCGCTCGGTCATGAACGTCATCAGGCGAGGCTATATCCGCCATGCGAACAGGCGAGGGCATTCTTTCGACCTTACGACGGAGCGGTTTGAAGCACTAATTCAGCAGGAGTGCCACTACTGCGGAAACCCGGCAGGGAACGCCATCTCTCGCCACGGTCTCGAGCTTCACTACAACGGCATCGACCGGCTAGATTCGGCTAAGGGATACGTTGAGGGTAACGTCGTCCCCTGCTGCGGGCACTGCAACAAGGCCAAGCTAAACCTCTCGCACGACGACTTCCTACGCCTCGTGGGCAGGATAGCCGCGAAGCACGGCATTGTGGGAGTCGTCGCATGACCGGCGCCGAACTCGCGACCGAGCTCGAAGCTCTCCTCGCCTCCAACCCGCGCCTCTCGAAATGGCGCACGGGCAATTATCTGTTCAGCAGCCGCTACGGAATCGGAACGCTCCGCAAGACGAAGCTCGTCCGCCAGGCGACGATCATCAAGGTTCGCGCGTTCATCGCCAACCCGCCCGCGGAAGCATTCAAGCGGCCGTCGACCGGAAGCCGCGGCAGGACTCCTTGCTCCGCCGAAGCCAATGAGCGCCGCAAGGCGAGCATCCGCCGGTCTGTTTCACGCAAAGCTAGAGCGTTGATTGCCGGTGACGAAAGCATTCTCACTACTGGGGGCAGGGTCAACCAGACGGTCGCCACGGCAATGGTCGCGATCCGGGCGACGATGGAAGCCGAGCGCAGGGCAACAGATCCAATCGAACAGGCACTTCTGAAGATCAGGCGGTCTCGGCGCATAGTCTATCGGGCCAGCGTCCACGGTGGCCCTCCTGACCGGTTCTATGTGAGCGGGAAGGGCAGAGAGACGATCGGAATCCCCGAGCTGCTGAAGATGGCGGAGGCGGCGTAATGGGCGAGGTCGTTCAAATCGCCGAGCGCAGCGAAGTCGACGCCGCATGGCAGGCTTTCCAGAAACACGCCCAGCGCTCGTTCGATGACCGCTCGCTGATCCTCAACCGCGGCTACATGGAAGAGTGGGCTCGGCTCGAGGCCAGGTTCAAGCGGCTCTCGCTCATGCCGAGGGCCCATTGATGAACATGCCCGCGCCCATTCAACCGCCCGAGCCGATCCAGAACATCGAGACCGAGATGGCGCTTATCTCGGCGCTCCTGCTCGACAATCGCCAAATCGACCGGGTGGCCGATATCGTGAAGCCAGAGGACTTCGCGGACCCCTTCACCCGAGAGGTTTATGAGCTTGCGCTGCACGAACGCAATCTCGGCAACGCCGTCCATGTCGCTGGCCTCCGTCGAGCGCTTGGAGATGATAAGGCGCGGATGCTCGCCACCCTTACCGCGGGGAGCGGAACGCACCTGATCGGCGCCACTGACTTCGCAAGAGAGGTCCACGAGCTCGGCCGCAAGCGCCGCATCGTCGATGGCGTCCGCGGCATTCTCGACGAGGCGCAGATCATTGGTCTCGGCAGGGAAACGACCGCAGACGAATTGGCCGGTGACATCGAAACCGTCTTGGCCGACGCGAACGACGAACAAGCCTGCAGGGAATCCACGGCGGCCGAGGCGATCGGACGCATGGTGGACGGCCTTCACGACAGCGAAACCGGTGTCACCAGCGGCATTGTTAGCCTGGACACTTCTCTCGGCGCGTTGCGTCCCGGCAACCTCATCATCGTCGGCGGTCGCCCTGGGATGGGCAAGTCTGCGCTCGCCTCCTCCTATGCTCTAGGTGCCGCAGCCCGTCGTCACGGAACGCTCTTCATCAGCCGAGAAATGAGCGAGGAAGAGCTTGCCGAGCGCATGGCCTGCGACCTGTGCTTCGACAGCGAACTCCAGATTCCTTATTCGGCCGTCACCGACCGTCGGATCACCGTCGAGCAAGGGCGGCAAATCGCCCGAGCGGCGGATATGGTCCGCGACCTTCCTCTCGTGATCGTCGACAAGGGCGGCGACACGCTCGGCAAGCTGAACGCGTTGGTCCGCCGGCACAAGCGGCGCTTCGCAGCGCGCAACAACAGGCTCGAGCTGGTGGTCGTGGATTACCTCCAGCTGGTCAGCCCGGATGCTCGTGAAAAAGACCTCTACACTCGCGTCTCAGAGGTCAGCAAAGGGTTGAAGTCGCTCGCCAAGAACCATGATGTCTCCGTCATGGCTCTGTGCCAACTCAGCCGGAAGGTCGAAGAGCGCAAGGACCGTCGGCCGCAGATGTCCGACCTGCGCGACAGCGGCCAGATCGAACAGGACGCGGACGCGATCCTGTTCCTCTACGCTCCTGAATATTATCTCCTGCAGGAAGAGCCGTCGCCGGAGCGCGATGCAGCGCTGCTTGAGGAAACCGGGAAGCTCGAGTTCATCGTCGCCAAGCGGCGCCGCGGCCCCGGCGGGCTCGCCTACGGCAAGTTCTACAGATCATTCCAGGCGGTGCGGGGGTGAGTGGGTATGCGCATATCCACCGCAGCCTCTTGGGCCATCCTGCGTTCCGCAACGATGCAGAGGCGATGGCCTTCGCGTGGCTCGTCGTGAAAGCCGCGTGGAAACAGGTCCGCGTCCGCTACAAGGATCGCGCCATCGTGCTTGAGCGGGGACAAATCGCGATCAGCGTCCGCGACTTTGCCCAGGCGATGGATCGCGACAAGGCGTGGATTGAGCGACTTTTGAAACGCCTCAGAGCCGAGGCAATGGTCGAGACGCTGCATGAGACAGGCGTCAATGTCATAACCATCTGTAACTACGAGGTTTATCAGGCTCAGAAAGACACTCGCAAGACATCGGGCGAGACACTTGCCGAGACAGAAGCGAGACAGGGGCGAGACACAGAACAAGAAAGGGAAGAAGGTAATATACCCCCCATAGCCCCCCGCAAGCGAGGGGCTGGAAAGCATTTGCTACCGGACGATTGGGAATTGCCACCGATCGCGGAGCTTACCCCGAAGGCCAAGGAGTGCGCCGAGCAATGGCCGGAGGGCGCTTACGAACGCGAAGGCGAGGCGTTCGTGTGCTTCTGGCGCTCCCGCCGCCGCATGATGAGCGACTGGCGGCTCACCTGGGCAAACCGCGTGATCGACCAGCACGGAAAGGTGATCCGGGAGGCGCAACAGCAGTCGCGCTCGCGCCCAGCAGAGCCGCCGAAGTTTTCCTCCATCTACCTCGAAGAGCAGCGGCGCAAAGCCGCCGCGGGAGCCCACTGATGAGCATATTCCCGAAACGCCGCACCACCGCTCTCATCAGCTCCTTCGGATCAATCGCAGCAATAGCCTTTGCCGGCTGTCTGTTCATGATTGGTGTTGCGAATGTGATCGAGGGAATTGGGTGCTGCAGGCAATCGGAGAGGGAGGGATCATGCTGATGGCTGTGCCGCGTAGCGTTACGGAGGTTCGCAAGCTGGCGAATGCACCACTGAGCACGATCGAAAGCATCGCGCTGGAGTGCATCCGGCAGATCGCGAGCGAAGGCAGGCGAGCGACGAAGGCTGAAATCTGCGCCGCGATCGGGTCGGACAATTACGAAGGCGGGACCGTCTCCGGCGTGATCGGTCGTCTCGAATCGAAGGGCTATATCCAGCGCGAGACCTATCAGCGGGGAATGAAACTTTGCATAGTCGCCACCGGCCAATGCACCGCGCCGCCGCGGGACACATCGCCCCACTGGCGCCTACGAACGGAAAGCGTCCCGACGCCTGCGATTCAAGCGGTCCGCGAAAGGAATAAACCCGTTTCAGCGATGATCGAAGCCGAGGCCCGTCAGCTCGGAAAGCAACCGGCCGAGTTTCTGGCCGATCTCGTTTACATCGGCTGGCACGAATACCAGGCTGAGAAAGGCGAATGATGCCGGGAGTGTGGAACATCAACGTCGAAGCTCCCAACGGCGCGAAGGCTCATTTCACTTTCGACACGGGCAAGAGCAAAGACCCGTTCGGCGATATGACGCGCCAGTTCAGCGAGCTCGTCTGCCGAATGCCCGAGCACGATCCCGAACTGATGACCGAAGCAGGCCGCGTCCAACCGCGAAGGCAGGCACAGGGATGATCGCTTTCCTCTGCCTCGTCGCGTCCGTGACCGACGGCGACACATTCCGCTGCGCTAACGGAACGCGCGTCCGTCTTGCCGGGATAGACGCACCCGAAATGCCGACGCACTGCGCCCGCTGGCGCCAATGCACCCCCGGCGACCCCTATGCTGCGAAACGCGCCCTCACCATTCTCATTCAAAGCAAGACGCTGACCTGCCAATCGCTCGGCACAAGCTACGACCGCATTCTCGCAACCTGCCGCATCGGCTCATTCGAACCCGCCTGCTACATGGTCACTCACGGCTATGCTGTGAAACGCTACAGCGAAAGCTGGAGGGTGTGCCGGCGTGGGTAGACCAAGCACCTTCACTCAAAAGATAGCGGATGAGATCGCTGAGCGTATCGGCAATGGCGAGCCGCTGGCCCAAATATGCCGCGACGATCACATGCCAGCATTGCGAACGGTCTATGATTGGCAAGACGCACACGAGGATTTTGCCGCAAGCATCGCCCGCGCGCGTGATGCGGGTTACGATCACATTGCGGTCGACGCGCTGAAAATCCTCGACGAGCAGCCCGAGCGCGTTGTCACCATTACCGGCGACGACCGCTCGGAAAGCAGGATCGACAGCGCATCCGTGCAATGGGCGAAGAACCGCTTCGAAGGCCGGTTGAAGCTGCTCGCGAAATGGGACGCCCGCCGATACGGCGACAAGCTCGACCTGACCTCGGGCGGCGAAAAGCTCGGACTGTCGGCTGAACTCGAAGCGGCCCGGCGCCGGACAGCGGAGGAAGGCTGATGTGTTTCGGCGGCGGTTACGGCACCAACATCAATACCCCGATCGATCCCAACGACCCTCGGGCGAAGAGGGCTCGAGGATGGGCGCTAATCGGCACCGCGATTGCGGCAGGTCAGGGGAACCGGCAGGCACAAGCCAATCTGGCGACGTTCAGGAGTAATTTCCGGGCGGCTCATGGTGGGATGACGGCTGCACAGCTGGTTTCGCAGCGGAGCGCGCTCGGCGGCACTGGAACAACTGTCCTGGGCGGATGAACGATGCAGGACGGGAACGAAAAGCGGAAGATGATCCTCGAAGCCGCGATTCGAACAATCGCGACCGCCTGTCGCCACCTCTACCAGGAAGAGATCAATACAGCGAAGGCGCGCGGTGACGTGATGGCCGTCGTGCAGACCAAGGCGCGGATGCAAAAGGATTGGGAGGCATGGACAGCGCCGCTGACCGAAGCTCTCAATGCCTGCGACAAGCCGCCCCTCGTTATCGCCGCCGATGAAGCCTGACCCCAACATCGAGCTCGCCCGCGACATCGGCAGCTTCGCCTACGATCCACTGAAGCACGCTCGTTATGCGTTCCCGTGGGGCGAAGGACCACTATCCGATCCGCCGAACGACCATATCCGCGTCTGGCAGCAAGGCGTGATGGAAACGATCAGGGACCATCTCGCCAACCCTCAAACACGGTTCGAGCCGTGCCGCATTGCGATTGCTTCCGGCCACGGGATCGGGAAATCGGCCGTCATCGGCATGGTCAGCAAATGGGCGCTGGACACATGGGTAGACAGCCGGGTCGTCATAACCTCGAACACCGAGCAGCAGGTCATCACCAAGACCTCGCCCGAAGTCGCGAAGTGGCACAAGCTCGCCATCACCCGCGACTGGTTCAAGCCCGCGACAATGAAGATCAGCGCCAGAGAGCAGGGCCACGAGGACAGTTGGCGGCTGGATTTCGTCACATGGTCCGCGAACAACACAGAGGCTTTTGCCGGCCTTCACAACGTCGGCCGGCTGATCCTGATCGTCTATGACGAAGCCTCCAATATCGACGACAAGGTGTGGGAGGTCACCGAAGGCGCCCTGACCGACGAGAACACCGTCATCATCTGGCTCGCGTTCGGCAATCCTACCAGGAACACGGGCCGCTTCAGAGAATGTTTCGGCAGGCACCGGAGCCTCTGGTATACGCTGCAGCTCGACAGCCGGGACGTGGAGGGCACGAACAAGGCGTATCTCAACGAGATCATCGAGACCTATGGCGAGGACAGCGACATCGCCCGAGTCCGCGTCAAGGGGCAGTTCCCGTCTGCGTCGTCGATGCAGTTCATTTCCTCAACCAGCGCTGAAATGGCGCGGCAGAGGATCGTCGAGCCGCTTCCCACAGATCCACTGATCTATGGTCTCGACTGCGCCCGCTACGGCGACGACAGCAGCGTCCTTGCGAAGCGTGTGGGCAGAGATGCGCGATCGAAGCCGTGGAAGCGCTGGAACCAGGTCGACGCGATGACGCTCGCGGGAGATGTCGCAAGGATGGCCGCGGAAGAGAGGCCGGATGCCATATTCGTCGATGCAGGCAATATCGGCGCTGCGGTGATCGACCGCTTGAGGCAGCTCGAGGTTCCGAACGTCATCGAAGTCTGGTTCGGCGGCGCGGGCAAGGATGTCGAATTGCCCGGCAATCTGAGGTTCCGCGTCAAGAACAAGCGAACCGAGATGTGGGTCAGGATGCGGAACTGGCTTGAAGGCGGGGCAATCCCCGACGACCAGCTGCTCCACGACGATCTGACCGGCATCGAATATGGCTATGGGCCGGACGAAACGACGTTGACCCTCGAAAAGAAGGAGCACGCGAAGCAGCGCGGGCTTGCCTCGCCCGACAATGCCGATGCTCTGGCCTGCACCTTTGCCGAGGTAGTCATGCCGAAACAGCTTCCGGGCTATCTCGAGCGGGCAGCACGGAGCAGGGGCCAGTTCGACGAGCCCGACATTTACCAGGACCTCTACCGCTAGCCGCGATTCAACCTGACCGCCGCCGCCTGCACAAGCGGTCCATGCTCATCTCGCTTCTCATCGTCATCCTGGTCGTGGTCCTGCTGCTCTACCTGGTGCAGCTGCTTCCGCTGGATGGCCGGGTCACGCTCGTCCTGCAGGTCGCCATCATCGTGATCGCGATCATCTACCTGCTTGGCTTCCGGTAGTGGACAAGCCGCGCCGCCCGAAAATCTATCTCGGGCAGTTCGGCGAGACATTGACCGAGCGCAAGGAACGCGAGGAGCGGGAAAGGCCCATCCTCGAACAAATGCTCAAGGAAGCGCTGGAGGGCTGACCGCGATTCAACCGCTTTCACAGCGGGAATAGCGACAAGCCATGTGCCTTCCCATTTCACCTTTCGGCGCGCTCATGTCTGGCGGCCGGACGGCCCAGACAGTCGGAGGCGGAATGCTCGGCGGCGTGACCGGCGCGCTCCTCGCCAACACGCTGGCGAAGAAGAAAAAGCCAGCCACGGCCACGACCACGCCAGCAGTATCGTTCGGAGGCTAGGAATATGGTTCTCATCAAAATCATGCTCGCGGTCAGCGCGCTCTATTGCGCCGGCATGTACGCTTGGGTCTACGTGTATGGCATTCGAAAGGGGCGTTCGCTGACTGCGGCGCAGATGGCGTCCATCGAGGCGAACACTTTCCATCTCGGCATCTGCTTCATTCTCGCCATCGGCTTTCTCGGCCTTTTGCTGGGGCATTAACCGATGTGCTTCTTCTCGGCCCCGAAGGTTCCCGCCCCGCCACAGCCAGCACAAAGGCAGGCGATCCGTCTCCCCGATAACGGCGCGGCGGACGTGAATCGGGCGGATGACATTGCCCGCAGACGCAGGGCGATGGCGGCGACAGCTTTCACCGGCGCGCTTAATCTCGGCGCTCCGTCGACGACCTCGACTGTCCTCGGCGGATGAGCCTTACCTTACGCGAACGCGCCAGCAAGCGGCTCAACGGCCTCAAGGCCGCGCGACTGCCGTTCGAGGCGGAGTGGAAGGAGATCGCGCAGCACGCGCAGCCCTCGCGCTCGAAGTTCCTCTACGGCGATAATGACCGGCAGTTCCGCAGGTCGAACCGGGCGATCTACAATAGTCACGGGATTCTCGCGTTCAGGAAACTGGCGGCGGGGATGACGAGTGGGCTTTCGTCACCGTCGAGGCCGTGGTTCCGGCTGACCAGCTACAACGAGGACGATCTTCAATCAGAGGAAGTGCGGGAATGGCTTTCCGACGTGGAAGTCAGAATGTATGCCTTCCTTGCCGAGACCAATTTCTACGCCGCAGCGAAGTCTGGATATGCCGAGCTCGGCATGTTCGGGACCGAAGCGTGCGTGATGGTCGAGCATCCGAGCGAGGGCGCTGTCTGCCATCCGCTGACCGTGGGCGAATATTACATTGCCCTCGGAGACAATGCGAAGCCCGACACGCTCTACCGCAAGGCGTGGATGACGGTTCACCAGGCAGTCCAGTCTTTCGGGCTGGATAAGGTCTCCACGCGGGTCAAGGACCAATACAACCGTTCGGATTACGAAGAGATCGTTCGCATCTGGCACGCGATCGAGCCCAACGACGAGCGCGACATCGACCTGATGACAGCCAAGGGCAAGCCGTGGCGTTCGTTCTATTGGGACGAGAACGACGGCGATCCGGTCAACGGCTATTTGAGGGTCGAGGGCTTCAACGAGCAGCCGTTCTGGGCGCCGCGGTGGGATGCGATAGGAGGCGACACTTACGGTTCCTCGCCAGGGATGGAGGCGCTGCCTGACCTTCGCGAGCTCCAGCTAAGCACGAAGCGCGCGAACCTCATCCTGGCTAAGATGGAGAACCCGGAAAAGATCGTGCCCTCCACGCTTGGGCGGCTGACCGGCCAACCGGGCAACGTCGTCTCCGTCGCTTCCGTCGACAAAGACCAAGTCATTGTTCCCTATGTGCCCGACCCCATGGCGTTGGCGAAGGCGGAAGAAAAGGTCGCGCGTCTCGAGCAGAAGGTCGACGCAATCTCTTATGCCGACTTGTTCATGGCGATCACGAACATGGAGGGCATCCAGCCCCGGAACGTGGAGGAGATCGCGAGCCGCAACGAAGAGAAGATGACGCAGCTCGGCCCGGTGATCGAACGGGTGAACGGCGAAAAGCTGCAGGTCGCAATCGACCGGACCTTCGGGATCATGACCCGTCTCGGGATCATTCCGCCGGCGCCCGAGCAGCTTCAGGGGAAGAGCCTGAAGATCGACTTCGTTTCGATCCTCACGCAGATGCAGCGGATGGTCGGTCTCGGCCAGACCGAGCGTGTTACCTCGTTTATCGGCAACCTTGCCGCCGCCTTCCCCGAAGCGGCCGACAAGCTCAATGTCGACGAAGCGATCGACGATTACGCCGACAGGGCTGGTTCGCCGCCGAAGATTATCCGCTCGGATGACGAGGTTGAGCAGCTTCGTGAGGCTCGGCAGCAGCAGAAGAACGCAGCCGCTGCGGCGGCGGCAATGCCAGCGGTAAAGGACGGCGCGGACGCAGCCCGGCTGTTGTCTGAAGCAGCTCAGAACGGCGGCGGGGTTCAGAACCTTGTGGGCGGGCCGGGGCTTTGACCACGATTGCGACCGACGGCAAGACGATGGCGGCGGACGGGTTGAGCCGGGATCAAGGCGGCTTGGTTTGCTCGGAAAGCGTGAAGAAGGTTCGCCGCCTGCGCGACGGGCGTTTGTTCGGCCTAGCCGGATGCCCTTACGATTTGGATTTAATTGAAAAGTGGTTGAACGAGGGCGGCGACTTTCCGGCGCTGCACGCCGACGCGATCGACCTGATCGTGCTTGAGAAAGACGGGCGCGCTTATTCCTATGGGAAGAGCGGCGGCCGCTCGGAGCAGATGTTGCCAGCAGCGGGCGGTAGCGGAGTCGATATAGCGATCGGTGCGATGGAAGCGGGCGCATCGCCAGAGGAGGCTGTCCGCATATCCTGCAAGCGGCACGCAGGCTCTGGCGGCGAGATCACGGTGCTGAAGCTGTGAACCTCACCGACCAGGAGAAGGCCGACTTCTTTGATCTGATGGAGAAGCATCCCGGCTTTCGCCGATTGATGTTGCGCGTGATTCAAATGGCCGGGATATTCAATGCCACGGCCAACGGGTCCGATCAGCGCACCTTCTACGAGAATGGGCGCAGGAGCCTGGGGTTAGAGATTCTTCGCCTCTTGGAAGCGGCACAGCCCGTCCAAGGAAGCAGCGGCAATCCTACGCTGACGATGATTCAACTGCTTCGCGAAGAAGCGCAATCCCCACCCTCTGAAAGGACCGCAAGTGGCAGACGACCCGACCCCTACCGAGACCTCAGCGACGGATCAGACACCGAACCCGGCGCCGAGTGACGCGCCCGCCGACAAGCCGCAGGATGCTCCGGCTGATAAGCCGTCTGACGCACCCGACGCTGCCCCAAGCGATGATCCCGAACCGACCGCGCTGGGCGGCAAGCCCGACGACGCGGACGCGCCGAAGGACGACGAGGCTGCCAAGGCCGATGTCCCCGAAGCCTATGAGCTGACCGTCCCCGAAGGCTTCGAGAAGCTGGACGATCAGGCCGTCGCCGACGCGACCCCGGTGTTCAAGGAATTGGGCCTTTCGAACGAACAGGCGAACAAGCTGGTCCCGGTTGCCGCGACCTTCGCCAAGCGCATCATCGAACAGCGCGATCAGCAGATCATCGGCACCATCGCCGAGCAGCGCAAGAGTTGGCTCGAGGAAGCCAAGGCCGACAAGGACATCGGCGGTGCCAACTGGGACGGAACGCTTCAGACCGCCGCCAAGGCACTCGACACGCTCGGCTTCCCCAAGGGTTCGCCGCTCCGCAACCTCCTTGACGAAAGCGGCCTCGGCAACCATCCCGAGATGATCCGCGCCTTTGCCAAGGTCGGCAAGGCGATCGGCGAGGACGATAATTTCCCGCGCGGCGACACCGGCGGGAAGGGCAAGAAATCAGACGCAGAGCTTTTTTACGGCCCGAAGGGCTGAGGGAAGGGAGTTTAGACAATGGCAGTTCTCGGCAACAGTGTCGCCACTCTGGTCGATGTCGCCAAGCGGCTCGACCCCGACGGCAAGATCGCGCGGATCGCGGAACTCCTGAACCAGGAGAACGAAGTCCTTGACGACATCACCTGGGTCGAGGGCAATCTTCCCACCGGCGACCGCACGACCGTTCGTGCCGGGCTTCCGGGCGTCAGCTTCCGCGCACTGAACGAAGGCGTTCCGCGTTCCAAGTCGGATGTGAGCCAGTTCGACGAGGGCGCGGCCATGCTGGAAGGCTTCAGCGAAGTCGACCGCAAGGAAGCGATCCTGTCGGGCGATGTGGCCGCGTTCCGCTTGTCCGAGGCTGCGGCTTTCATGGAGGCGATGAACCAGGCGTTCACGACCAACCTGTTCTACGGCAACGCCGCCGCTTCGCCCAAGTCATTCACCGGCTTTGCCCCGCGCTTCAACGCGATCTCCGGCAACACCACGACCGGCAACCAGATCATCGACGCCGGCGGGACGGGAACGGACAATTACTCGATCTGGCTGATCGTGTGGGATCCGATGAAGGTCCGTGGCATCTACCCGAAGAACACCAAGGCTGGTCTCTTCCACGAGGACGCCAGCGACGTGACCAACGGCGATGACGGCTATCCCCGCGGCACTGTCCTCTACGACGCATCGGGCAATCCCTACATGGGCTACCGCGACCATTTCGAATGGAACTGCGGCCTCAGCATCAAGGACTATCGCTACGTCGTCCGCATCGCCAACATCGACCGTTCGGACCTGTCGAACACGATGGCGACCGGCGCGAACCTGCAGGACCTGCTGGTTCAGGCGGAGGAGCGCGTTCAGAACCTCAACGGCAAGGCCGCCTTCTACGCGCCGCGCTCGATCACGACCATGCTGCGCCGCCAGCTTCTCAACGGGAAGAACGCCTTCCTGGGTTGGGACGAGGTGGGCGGCCGCAAGGTCGCGACTTTCAACAATATCCCGATCCGCCGCGTCGACGCGCTCAACGTCAACGAAGCCCGCGTGGTCTGAGCTTTAGTGGAAAGGAACCGCTGACATGATTACCGACGCACAGACCAAGTTCTCGGACGCCCAGGCCGTTACGACCGGCACGCAGGTTTCGACCAATGCTTACGACATGGGCGTTGCGCGAGACATCGGGCGCGGTCGCCAGCTTCGCATTTTCGCCAACGTAGGCACGGCGTTTACGGGCGGCACCAGCCTGCAGGCCAACGTGATCGAAAGCGCGAACAGCGACCTCTCATCGCCGGCGGTGCTTGCGACCGGAGCGGTCGTTGCGGAAGCCTCGCTGACTTCGGGCGCGCGTCTGCTCGACGTTACTGTCCCGCAGACGAGCAAGCGCTATCTCGGCCTCCAGTTCGTCACGGTCGGCACGCACACCGCTGGCACCGTCAATGGCGGCATCGTCATCGACACCGACAGCAACACCACGTTCCCGGCTGTCACCGGCCTTTAAGGAGTGTTGACCAATGGCTGACAAGATCACTCGTGCTACCGTGGTCGGCGACCGGCCCGTTTTCATCAACGGCATTCTTCACCTTCCGGGCGAGGATGCGCCGGTCGACCTTGACGCGCTCGGCGTCGACAAGATCGGCGACAAGACCCCGGGCCTCAAGGCGAAGTCGGCCAAGACCGATGAGCCGGTGGTCGACACGCCGATCGCCGCGGTTGCCCCTCATGCGCCCGACGCTCCCAATCCGCAGGGCATGGCGACGGGAACGCGCCAGTCCGGCACCGGACGGCTGATTACGCCGGCTGTCGGCGACGAAGATGCGGTGCATCCCGTCGGCGCCGAAGCCCCGGTGACGCAGGACGAGCGCAAGGAAGCTGCTGCCGAGACCAGGCAGACCGGCAAGACGCAAAAGCCCAGCAAGTAAGGTCTCCCCTCTTGGCGGGCGGAAAGCCTCGGCGGTCGCCTCCTGTGCCGTCGAGGCTTTCTTTTGAGGAGATGAGATGGCAGCCCTGAAAACTCCGCCCCCGCAGCCGCAGCAAAGGGCACAGGTGCAGCCGCCGTCGCCTTCGACCGCGGTCAGCGGCACGGTTTCCACGGCGCCGGCAGTCCCCGGTCAAGCGACGGCGGCAAACAGCGCCCCGGTCGTTCTCGCGTCGGATCAGCCGGCGGTCCCCGTTACCGGCACATTCTGGCAAGCAACGCAGCCGATCTCGGGCAATGTCGGGGTAACAGGGTCAGTCGCTGTCACCGGCTCATTCTGGCAGGCGACACAACCGGTCTCGGGGACTGTAACGGCCAATGCCGGAACGGGCACTTTTGCCGTCTCGGGACCCCTGACCGACACGCAGCTCAGAGCCTCGCCGGTTCCGGTGAGCGGGACCGTCACGACGCAGGCAGCCGAAGCCGCGGCCACATTCCGCGGCCGAGCGTCTACCTTTCGAACGCCGGGTCGGGCTGGAACGACAGGGCAGAAGATTTTCGCACTGCATAATGCCACCGGGTCGGCGAAGGTCGTTCACCTGAACCAGATCGCGATCGACTGCGTGCAGCTTGCCGTTATCGCGGTGACGGTCGTTCCCCCCATTATCCGGGCCTATCGGTTCACAGCGGTTCCGACCAACGGGACGGCGCTGACGAAGGTGGCGAAGGACTCGACCCAGAGCAGCAACGCCTCCGTGACAGCATGGAGCGATGCGAGTGCCGACGGCACCAATTCGACCACCGCATTGACGGTCACGCTCGGCTCACCGCTGACCGCAGAGTTCGCTCCCAGGCTGATTACGGCGGCGGGCTACGAGATGTTCGACCGAACCGAATTGCTGACGGGGTTCGACCTTGTGCTCCGCCCGCTGGAGGGCGTCTGTGTGATGCTCGACTATAGCACCACTACGGCAAACCCGACGACGACGCATTGGGTTGTGACGGCCGATTGGTATGAGCTCTAGCGCGATTCAAGGGTTCTCCGATGCGCCTTAGCCATGCGTCATGGCGAGCATCAGCGTCTGCAACCAGGCCCTTGCCGAAATCAGGGCGCCGACGATCGTCTCCATCGACGATGGAAGCCCAGAAGCCGACGCTTGCGCGCAGCATTACGACGACTGCCTGAACACCCTCCTCCAGGAGCACGAATGGAGCTTCGCGAAGAAGCGGGTCTCGCTTGCCCTGCTGGCGACGAACGACCGTTCGACCGAGTGGCAATATGCCTATGCGCTGCCGAGCGATGTCGGCGTTCCTGGGACGCTGGTCTATGCGACCGTCGCACCGCCGGTTGGGGTCTATTATCCTTGGCCCTATGACTTCCCTCGGCCCCCGTTCTACCTGACGGACTTCGTTCTCGACGGGACGACGATCTACACGAACCTCGAGAACGCCGTTTACGAATATTCGTCGAACGATCCCGAGGAAAGCCAGTGGCCGGCGATGTTTCGCCGAGCTCTTGTTCTGGACCTCGCTTCCCGTCTTTCGATCACGATCCTCAACGATCGCGCGATGAAGGGCGACTTCATCCAGCAATATGAGGCATCGAAGCGCCGCGCGATGGCCGATGATTTGAACCGCTATCCAAAGCGGGACGCTCCGGTCGTTGATGAAGTGGCGATGGTGCGCCGGTAATGGCGCAAAGAGCGGGGCAGCTCAATTTCGCAAAAGGCGAGATCGCCGAAGAGCTGATCGCGCGGATCGACGTCGCCTCCTATCAGTCGGGCGTAAA